TGGCGCAACAGGTTTGGCCCGTTACACCATCATGTTCTCTAGCGCAACAGCTTACGTGTTTACTCGTACAGCCTAATCAACCCAAGGGGCTTCGGCCCCCTTTTTAAAGGAGATTGATTATGATGCAAACAGACGTTAAGAGCGGCGCGGCGGCAGCTAATGCAACTACCACTATTTTTGCTGGCCCAGCCCGTATCAAGGGTTTGACCATTAGCTACCCATCAGGCGGAACTGTTGTTCTCAATGATGGTACAGGCGGAACTGCTAGATTCTCCTTTACTGCGCCAGCCGCAATTGGATCAATCTATGTTGCGATTCCCGGAGAAGGCATTCGGTGCGATACAAACATTTCAGCAGTTTGTGCTGCGTCTACAACCGCAGTAGTCTTCTATGGCTACCCCAGCATGGACTCGCAAAGAAGGCAAATCCGACAAGGGCGGCTTGAACGCCAAAGGTCGGGCTTCCTACAATGCAGCGAATCCGGGGAAGCCGGGTCTGAAAGCTCCCCAACCCGAGGGCGGCAGCAGGCGAGACTCTTTCTGCGCCCGTATGAAAGGGATGAAAGCGAAATTGACGAGCGCCGAAACCGCAAGGGATCCAGATTCGAGGATTAACAAAAGCCTACGGGCTTGGAATTGTTGAGGTAAACGTGAATAACGACATAAAAGCAATGACTGATGGCGCTGCTGTGGTTGTTGGGCTTGGTGGTTTCATGGGCTGGATGACTCCAGTTGTGGCGCTTGTTGGCGGAATATTGACCATTGTGTGGATGATTATTCGTATCTACGAAACCGAAACAGTCAAGAAGCTTTTTAACCGCAAGAAAGACGATGCCGAGCACAAGTAAGAAACAACACAATTTCATGGCGGCGGTGGCTAACAATCCAGCATTTGCCAAGAAAGTCGGAGTCCCACAGACCGTGGGTAAGGATTTTGCAAACGCCGATAAAGGCAAAACTTTTAAAAGAGGTGGTGATATGGCTACAAAAATGGGTAAACCAGTGATGAAAAAAGGTATGAGCACTGCTAAGGATGGCATGAAGAAGCCTACTCCTATGGCCAATACATCCATGATGGGCATGAAAAAAGGCGGCATGGCTAGTGGTGGCATGCCTATGGTTATGAAAGACGGTAAAAAAATACCAGCTTTTGCCGCAGATGGCGAAGGCAAAATGAAAAAGGGTGGCATGGCAGGTATGCACAAGATGCCCGACGGCAAGATGATGAAAGACTCCGCCATGAAGAAGATGATGGGCGGCGGCATGGCTTACGCCAAAGGCGGTGGTGTCGAGTCCAAGGGTAAAACCAAAGGCAAGATGATTACTATGAAATCTGGCGGTAGCGCTAAAAAATACTGTTAAGGATAAATCATGGCAACAAGCGCATTTGGTAAAGCATTTCGTGCGGCTCGTGAAGCTGGCGATAAAGAATTTGAGTTTGGTGGAAAGAAGTACAACACCAAAATGAAGGACGCAGATTCCGCAAATAAAGTCCCCACTGAGCTTGAAAAGAAACAAGAAATGGCGGCGTATTTGGATAATGCTAAACAGACCGCTGGTAGCGGGACTTCTGATTTGGCAAAATCCAAGATCAAAGAAGCTAGCGAATCTGCTACACGTAGTTTGGGAACGGCTCAAAAAGAAGAGTCTATGAAGAACTACAAGCCAAGATATACGCCCCCCGTTTCTGCTCCAAAAACTACTGAAGGCGCGACCTATAACAAAAAACCGTTTATGCCGGAAGAAGTTGACATGAGCTACAAAAAAGGTGGTTCTGTTTCGGCCTCTCGCCGTGCAGACGGTATTGCTCAACGGGGTAAAACTCGTGGAAAGATGTGCTAACTATGAAACTCGGTGATATATCTCCACTCGCTGGTATTGCTACTGGCGAAGGCATGATGGGTAAACTGGCATCGGCTGGTGGCCTTGGGCTTTTGCCTGCCGTAATTTCGCGTGACGCACAGTCGGGCGATGAAGAGGAAAAGCGTAAAAAGCAAATGGGCGCGTCTATGAAAAAGGGCGGTAAGGTTTCTTCTGCCTCCAGCCGTGCTGATGGTTGCGCTGTCAAAGGCAAGACTCGCGGCACTATGATCACCATGAAAAACGGCGGGATGTGCTGACATGGCAACCGCAAAACCCAAAGCTAGTGTAGTTAAGTCTTTAAAAAAGGCTGGGTTTTACGGTGCGAGTAAGCCTAAACGGCTGGGTATTATTAACAAGGTGACGACCAAACCTCAGAGGATAGAGATGGTTGACAAATTGTTTCTAGCCAAAAAAGTTAAAGGTGTAAAAAAATGATGGCCTCCCGTGGTATGGGCGCAATCCGCGCCTCAAAAATGCCCAAAGGTACTGAAAAGGCCCGACGGGATGACACTGACTTCACCGAGTACAAAGAGGGTGGTAAGGTAAAGTCAAAAGTAAATGCTGCTGGTAACTACACCAAGCCTGAACTACGCAAACGTATTTTCAACAGTGTAAAAGCTGCGGCAATCGTTGGCACGGGTGCAGGGCAGTGGAGCGCAAGAAAAGCGCAGGTCATGGCCAAACGCTACAAGGCGGCTGGTGGTGGGTATCGTGATTAAAAAGCCACAGCAATCCCTAAAGGACTGGGGCAAACAAGATTGGACAACTAAAAGTGGTAAAAAATCTTCTGACACAGGTGAGCGATACCTTCCAAAAGCTGCGATCAAAAGTCTCAGCGCTTCTGAGTACGCTGCGACAACACGTGCAAAACGTGCTGGCAAAGCTAAAGGGAAGCAGTTCGTAGCACAACCTAAAACCATCGCAAAGAAAACAGCAGGGTATAGATAATGGCTAAGACCACCGGCACCTCAGTCTTTGACCTTGACATGAACGACCTCATTGAAGAGGCGTTTGAGCGTTGCGGTCAAGAACTTCGCACGGGCTATAACTTCCGCACAGCGCGGCGGTCTTTGAACCTGTTGACAATTGAGTGGGCAAACCGTGGCTTGAACTTCTGGACTGTAGAGCAGGGCCAGATTCCAATGGTAACGGGTCAGGCTATTTACCCCATGCCAGTGGACACGATCAACCTACTAGACATGGTAATACGCCAAAGCAACGCTACGTCTAACCAAAGCGACATCAACATCAGCGGCATTTCTGAATCAACCTACATGAGTCTGCCAAACAAGCTGGCGCAAGGTCGTCCAATTCAAGTTTGGTACAACCGCCAATCAGGCCAAGAAAACCTCTCTACGGCTACCCTTAACGGGACTATTACATCTACAGCCACCACAATCACGGTGTCAAATGTTTCTAAACTTACTACCGCTGGGTTTATCAAGATTGATAACGAAACAATCAGCTACCCCAACGTGGACCCAGTAAACAATCAGTTACTTAACTGTGCCCGTGGGCAAAACTACACCACTGCCGCAGCGCATACTACTGGCGCAGCCATAACCGTGCAGAACCTACCCGCTATTAACGTGTGGCCAACACCTAATGCCCCTGGTGACCAGTACATGTTTGTGTATTACCGCATGCGCCGCATTCAGGATGCTGGTACGGGCGTGACCGTGCAAGATATTCCGTTCCGCTTTATCCCCTGCATAGTGGCCGGGCTGGCTTATCTGTTGAGCATGAAGCTGCCAAATGTTGACCCCCAGCGAGTAATGGGCCTGAAGGCCGAGTATGAGCAGCAGTGGGACCTAGCCCAGTCAGAAGACCGCGATACCTCTCCACTGAGGTTTGTGCCAAGAAATATGTTCTATGCCTAATAAATTTGCATCAGGCAAACATGCAATTGCTGAATGCGATAGATGTTCGCAGAGGTACATGCTCAAGGAATTAAAGACGCAGATCGTCAAGACCAAGCCATACAATATCAAGGTGTGCCCATCGTGCTGGGATCCGGATCAGCCGCAGTTGCAGTTGGGTATGTACCCAGTCAATGACCCGCAAGCCGTACGCGACCCACGCCCTGATGTGAGCTACGAAGTGTCTGGTCAAAGTGGTCTACAGCTTACGCTGACGAGTAGCCTGACTCAAGATGGGTTTGGGTACCCAGAAGCGGGTAGTCGGGTCTTTCAGTGGGGATACAACCCCGTTGGTGGAGCAAGTGGGTTTGACACTCTTTTAACACCAAATAATTTAGTGTTGGCAGTAGAATTAGGTACAGTAACGGTAAGCGTAACTTAGGAGCTTGAAATGCACAAAGCGGATTTAAAACAGGACAAGAAGATGATGGCTGGAGCCGTGCATAAGCACGAGAAGAAGCTGCATCCCGGTCAGCCAATGACGAAATTTGCCAAGGGCGGCAAGACAAACGCTCAGATGAAAACTCTGGGACGTGGCATGGCAAAAGTTGTGAACCAACGCGGCAACGCAAGGGGCAAATAATGGCTAAATTCAGCAAAAAGGTAATGGGCAAAGAAGTTGGCGATGCCAAAGTCTACGCGCCGCCCCACACTATGGACGGTAAGTCCGGTGTAGACATCAAGAACAATGGCTATGACGGCGGTAACCGCTTGACTGCTAATGATGTGAACATGTCTGTTGGCAACATCAGTCGTGATCCATACAAAGAACCAAAGACAACAGGTATCAAGATTCGCGGTACTGGCGCGGCTACCAAGGGTGTGATGGCAAGAGGCCCAATGGCTTGATATGGATTACTCGCAACTGTTCAACAATATTCAGTCGTACACGGAAAATACTTTTCCGGAGTTCACCGTTTCCGACGGATCGACAGAAACAACTATTGAACAGATTAACCGTTTTATTCAGCAAGCAGAACAACGTGTCTACAACACGGTGCAGTTTCCGTTCTTGCGTAAAAATATGACGGGCAACGTTCAGTCCGGTAATAAATATCTTCAGGCTCCAAACGACTATCTTGCTACATATTCTTTGGCGGTAATTGATGCGTCTGGTAGCTACGAGTATTTGTTGAACAAAGACGTGAACTACATTCGTGCGGCATACCCAAATCCCACTACAGATGTGGGCGCTCCCAAATACTACGCATTGTTTGGCCCAGCCATTGTTGGTAACGCAATTACAAATGAGTTGACGTTTTTGCTTGGCCCAACACCCGATGCGGTGTACACGGTAGAACTGCATTTTTACTACTATCCCGTGTCTATTGTGCAAGCGGTAATTGCATCTTTGGGGGCGCCTACAGGTGGTTCCGGCTACACCAGTGGTCTATATTACAACGTGCAGTTGACTGGCGGTAGTGGCTCTGCGGCTTATGCAGATATCACTGTAAGTAATGGCGCTGTGACAGCGGTTGCTCTTCGTAACGGCGGGAGCTTGTATAAAGTTGGTGACGTGTTATCCGCATCAGCAACCAATATTGGTGGCACAGGGACTGGGTTTTCTGTTTCTGTAGCTACAGTGGATAACGCAAATGGCACTTCATGGCTGGGCGATAACTTTGATACGGTGCTCTTATATGGCGCACTGGTTGAGGCGTACACTTACATGAAGGGTGAGACAGACCTCCTTGCTGTTTACGATGGCAAGTACAAAGAAGCCCTTGCACAAGCCAAACGCCTTGGCGATGGTATGGAGCGTCAGGATGCGTATCGTTCTGGTCAATATAGACAGGCGGTGACCTGATGGCTTTCACGGGCAACTTTTCCTTAATCGGCAAGAATCCGCATGGCTTGTGCGTAGGATTTACTGGCGGCGGAGGAAGTTTGGAATGTAGGAGCTACCCCTGTACCGTTGGAGGTTAGCAATTGA